TAATCACAACAGGTTGTTCAACAATTTGCCCGGTTACTTTGTCGCGTGTTACCAATGGAACAGTCGCAATTGAATTGCAAATCATGTTTCGTGCGCGAGCAATTGCTGGCACACTCATTGCTTCCTCTCGGCTTGCAATGTAATCGGCTCCACCAAATGGAAAAAATGCATCAAGCGTTGGAGCCGGGCCGATCTGTGCAGCTATGTCAGCTCCGCGCATTGGCGCGACTGTTTCAATGGTGCGTTTTCGATCAAATAATCCCATGCACCTATTTTCTCAAAATGTCAAGCATCAACCCACCAAAATGTCGATTTCCGTTTCTGGGCGTGTCGCAAAGTGTGTGCATAATGCAGCGGCCACAGCTGCGGCAACGCTGGATTGTGAGGCTCGCCTTCCAATAACCCAACCGCCATCGCCTCTACGCAATTGCACAGCTGAAAGCATTTGCTCTGTCAATGCAGCTTGATTGCGGTGCTTCAAACGACCTGAATTGATTGCTCCCAATAATTCATCGCAAGCTTGTGGGTATGAACTGTCCATGTCGTGGATGGGAATACCTGCCGGCAACAAACGAGCTGCAATGGCACCTGTTGTGCGCCTTGAGTACAACAAATACTCAATCGGGTATTTCCGGCAATAACTAGCTGCATCGTTGGCCACAGCCCGATCATCCAGTTGAATTGTGTTTTCCCATGTGTGCAACAGCTTCACAACAAATGACTCATCACCGAGCTTTTGAGCTGCAACCAATGCCGCATTTCTGCGATCCGGTGAAATGTCGATGGCCATCCATGTGAGCTTGTTTTCATCCAAATCAATGGACTCATCCCCACAGGCTTGCCACTCTTTGGAGCCAATAACACTTGAGATTGTCTGCACCCATCGATTCAAAACCTCTGTCATGACCACATCTGGTGGATCGTTGAAAACGGCTCGGATGTTGTCCGGGTGGATAGTTATGTTGAGGCCGGGATTTGCAAAAGCTGCATTTTCGATGGTGATTTCATCTGTTGGTGCCGACCACTCAAAATACCCAACATCATCGGATGCCCCACTAGCTGCGGCCAATCCGCGCTCGCGTAGCTGATTCAAAACGATTGAGTGAGAATCACCGGCCGTGGAAAAGCAATTGACCTGTGGATTCTTTGCAGCCATCAATGTGTACCGCATCGATGCAAATGTTTCCATGTCATGCAATTCCCGAATTTCATCCAAATGGACTGTTTCAGGTTTTGACAATCCACGAGCTGCCGATCCACCAGCTTTGATGATAAAACGGCAATTGTCTAAGGTTTCAATTTCCTCGGCTCCATGTTGCCAGCGAATACGCTTGACACGCTTTGCCAAATCCTCATGGCTTTCGATGATCTGCACAATGGATCGAAATTGCTCCAGCGATGTGACCAATCTGTGAGCTGAGGAAACCTGCAACGATTCCTGCCAATGGAAAAGCCCCATGAGAATCCGAGCCATCATGTAAGTCGATTTTCCATTTTGCCGGGCAACTGTGGCAACTGTGATTGGGTGGTGGTACCTACCATCAGGCTTGATTTTCAAACTATGCTCGGCCAGCCATTTTTGCCATGGCATAAAGCCGCCCGGGATGATCTGTTCAGCGAAATCAATCAATTCAAAGCCGCGTGTGGGCAAATTATTAAGCGGTGAGTGGATTCGGGGTTGAAACATAGGCGAAAAAACCGATGTGAGCCGATCTGAGCCTGTTTCAACCGGTGCCGGGTCAATCATGACCTGATCATCACTATTCATGACTGAGGCTGACATTTTCGGGTATAAACAGACCTTGGGTATGCTTGGTTGTGGAAACAGCCTCAAAAAAATCGAACGGCATTTTTTTTCCTTTCGATGTATTGCATTTTACACAGGCGCAAACCAAATTGCTTTCACTATCGTCACCGCCTCTGGCCACCGGAACCACATGATCGACTGTGGTGGCGTTCTCCGCTCCACAATAAGCACAGATTCCTTGATCTCTGGCAATGATTCGTTTCCTTGTTTTCTTCCATTGAGTGGAATTCTTAGCTCTTTGCGATGAGTATGCCATTAATGCCACCCATGCTTTCGCCAATGCTCAAATGCTTTGCAGCTTGATCCAGAATACCTGTGCTTTATGTAGCGGATGCTCCAGTCAATCATGCGATAACCATCAAGGTTTCTGTATTTTGTATTACGCATTTGGCCTAAACCAAAGTGATTGCCGTTTGGATTAATTGCCTCCACACGCCAATTGCTCTCCTTTGTTATCAGCTTTTCAAAACATTGAAATTCTTTATAGCTGATAATCCTTGAGTGTGCATACAGTTTAAGAGAATCAATCGATGCTTGTTTCACATCTTTTGTTGCACTAGCCGGTGTTGTTCCCACAAGACATAGCACGGCCAAAACCATCAAACATCGGCCGCGAGCTATCCGGCTCACCGGCTCGCTACCTCGTGTAGATGGTAAAGCATCTGTCAAATACCGAGCGTAATTTTGGGCGATTCCAACAGGTTTCGCACACCTGTGCATAAAGCCTGTGGATAACTTATTCACGACTTACCCCATCCCAATCCTTTGAATACAGCTGCAACATTGCCCCAAATGCGTGTCATTGGAATTCCACACGCCATGCAATTACCAGCATCAACATCGCCATCAGTATCGATTGCACGATTGATAAGTGCCATCTGGCCGCATTGATCACATTTGAATTCATAGGTTGCCATCTGATAATTCCCCAATCCTTGCATCATCAACAATCTTGATTCCAAATGTGCCACATCCCATGCATTGTGCAAACCACTCATGAGCGGTGAGTTCAGCACCTTTTTTGAGGCCATGGCGTTGCTTTGGCTTGCCGTATAGCTTCTTACAGATTGAACAATCAAACATAAGGATGTGCATAATTACTCCTCATCAATGTCTCAATGGGTTGCAGGTTAATTTGTGGCACACTCCAATTGTTTTGTGATGCGTTTCGATAGCGTGGTTTTTTGGCCACAGCCACCGGCATCCATCCAACGATGTGCATTTTGGGTGAGTTGCCTGTAACAAGCACGGCAATGTCACGATCATGGCGATCTGATTCCTGAATCCACAAATTTGAGTGTGGATTGGGTGACCATTTCACCTCAATGTGATCTCCGACATCGGCTTTTGACTTATCCCATGTAATGCCCGGTGTGTAGTCATAACCCAATCGTTTTGCCACTACCCACTCAGACACCATGGATTCAGCGTTTTGAGCCACATACTCAAACCATGACAGGTTTCGCACAATCCTTGAGCTGTGATCTGCACTTCGATCATGGCAATGTGAAATCGCGGCAATCATGCATTGAACTTCCTCAATGCGGTCAATCATCGGCAATCACCACAAAACCAAATGATGTTGTCTTGCTTGTCATAGCCTTTTTGGTAGCCGAAATGATCCAACCGCCTCAGCTGTGAGCATTTGTCGCATTGCTCAATCTTGTATTCCTCAACGATTTCGCCATTGCACATCAATCGGGCTTTCATCTCTTGAGGATAAATGATTTCAACATAGTCGCTCATCGTCACACCTGTGGCTTAAATGTGCCATCGCTTGTAAGCACATACCATGTTGGCTTGCATTGCTTTTCCTTTATCTTTTCGCTGCAAAAGTAACCAGCCCATGCTTTTGGTGCATCTGGTTTGCTTTGATTCCATCGCATCGACCCATGTGCACACATTGGAATCCCATTAACAGCCCAACCTGTTGGCCCAACATCTGATGATCCAAATGATGGTGTGCCAGCCATTTCAGCTTCAGCTGATGTTTGGTAACTTGGCACATCGCCATGCTTTGTGCTCCAGTAGTCATAATCAGCTGCCGGTGTTTCACTCTTGACCAATGCCATGACCTCTTTTGTGGCCTTTTCGGTGTTGCCCATGACCAAGGCCATCACGCGCATCAAAGCGGATGTGCAAGTGTCCTCGATCATCCAGCGTTTCATTTTGTCTGGATAAGCTGCAAGATAGCCGTACGCATAATCGATGCCCGCTGGATCGATTTCGGTTTGATTGCGAAATGCTTTTGCTTGCACTAGCACATAACCTTTTTCGGCATTGAATTCGATGATGTGCGATTCCAACCTACCTTCCGGAAATGTGGCAATCCATCGGTCTGTGCGCTCTTTGTTGCCTTCGTATCCATCCATGAAAGAGGCCATTATTTGACCTTCCGATCAGCGGATACAGCATGGCGTGCCACGGCTCGGCCTCTTGTATAGCCTTGTCGCTCGCCTTCCTTAAAACCCACCGAATAGGCCATAACAGCCCATAAAGCCCCAGCGATCAAACACATGATCACAATTGATGTTTCGTTCATTTTGTTGCTCCCGATTCTGGGAGCCGCGAATCAGCTCCCGAAATAAAGAGTGACAGGCAAAACCGACAAGTTCAACAATCACGCCTAAATCATGGCGTGTCGCTACCGCCAAAACGCTTTTCGAGTGTTTTCTCATACTCTGATTTG